CTTTGTAGAAAGGTTCTTTTTTATCTTCTGTTGCCATCTATCCTCCTAAGATTTTGGTCCTTTTAGTGTTTTAACGTCTTTACGTTTCATATTAGCAATGTCCATTTTAGTAACATCACCCATATGCTGTTTTGTTAAAGATGTTTCAGCTCGTAGTATAGCTAAATCTTCGTTTTGTTCAAGCTTATCATCTTCAATTCCTTCTCTAGAAAGAATTTTAGAGGTTTCAACGTTTTTACGTTGTTCCATTTCTTGTTGTTTTCTTTGAGTATCCATAGCTTTTAGATCTACTTCTCTCGATTTAATCTTTAATAATGGATCATGATCAAATTGAGAAGTAATTTTCTTCTCTTCTACCATAAACTCTTCCATAAATTCTGCAATTAATACAGCTTTACGAGCTTCAATCTGTTGAGTCATTTGAACAATCTGTGGCTGAATCTGTTGAGCTATCTGTGGATTCTGATTAGCCATCTGTTGCATCTGCTGAATTTTTTGAATCTCTTCTTTAAATTCCATTTGAACTTGTTCCTGAGCCATTAAAGAAATGTGTTCTAGTATATTCTTTTCAATAGCAGCCATGACGGTAGGATTATTACGAACCATGTTTAAAGCCATAAAATGTAAGTGCGCACTAACGTGTGCTCTATGATCTTGCCCCATATAAGCCTGAAATGGTTTCATTGCTAAAGCATCAATGTGCTCTAACGCTGGATCCATTGGCTGTGGGGGTTTAGGAGGAGGTAACACTTTGTCAATGTCCTTGACTCCTAACGCTGAATACATGGAACGATATACTTCATATAAGTTATGCAATTGTGGGTTAGATGTAGCTAACTGAAGTTCAGTTTGAGCTATACTTATTCTTTGCGTCTGCGAAAAGATATTCGGATCCGCAACAGGAAGAATATCAACCCTATCGTCAAAATCTGCTGACTTGATCGTTCTCTGTGCACCAACAACATCATAAGGATATTCTGGTGGCAGATACTGACCAAATATTTTTGCAAGTAATTTAAACTCATCTCTAAGAGCTGCGTACAATCTTTTGTGAATTGCACTCATCACTCTTGAGCCTCGTTCTAATAAAGCGACAGTCGTTCCAACTGCTGCTTGTTGATTTCCATCACCGACTGCCATGTCAGCAATAGATGCAAATCGTTGTCCTGCCTGTACAACCGTTCCTAATAATTGGTATAGAACCGGTGAAGGTTCTTTGTAAGGCAAATTCATAAATGAATCTTTTAAATTTCCTCCAGGTGCATCTACGTCTCTCCATTCACCTGGTTGTAAAGGAGAAGCATCATCTCTGATTCGAATCCCCCTCATTTTAAATCCGGCTGGTAAATTGGATAAAGTACCAGCATCTAATAATTGGCGGAGAGCGACCGTTGCGGTACGACTCAGTCCGCCAATCATATGTATTAATCCAAAGCCGTAAAATCCTAGTCCAGGCAGAAATTTGAAGTGGACAAAATATTGGATCTTACTTTTCGTTGGATCGTTGGGCGCATAGTTCCTTCTTATCGAAAGAACTGAGCGGCTACCTGCATCGATGGTTACGATGTATGGTAGTTTGATCCCAGTAGGTTCTCCGGTTTGTGGATTGATNTCTTCGAAGCCTTCCAGGTTCAAATTTATGTGACACTCATACAGAGTGTAAATATCTTCGGGCTTAGTTTTCTTTTGCCCATCTAATTCTCTTTCCTTTTGTGTTAAAGGATCTTCAAACATTGTAGGGGTTCCCAGATTAATATCTCTGTAGAAACCAGCCACTTGTTGTTTTTTAATCTCGTTGCCTGACATTTTAAGAACATGAATAATACATTCAGCATCTTCTAAGTTAGTAGCNGAATAAGGAACGAGTAAATCATCGGCTTGNACAAATTCAGAAACCGCTTGTTGTTTCATAGCGTTATAATAAACTTTTTTAAATGTTGAACCGGCTAAAGGTAAATAGAAAAGCATTTTATCAAAATCGGCATCATAGCCTTTCATTTGATCCATCAACATATAGTTCATGTAATTCTTCACACGTTTTGCTTGTTGATCTTTTTGTGGTGTGGGTACTCCCATCACTTGAGTTCTTATAGGTCCATCTGCTGGTAATAATTCTTTATAGGCGCCTGCTTGAAACTGCGTCACTGCTTCTGCTAGTACAGGGTGCGTGGCTCCCGAAGCTCCATCAAAAGGCTGAGTTCTATTGTAATATTTAAATCCTAATAAATCTAATCCTTCTACATACGATTGTTCCCATTCCTTACGGGACATTTTATAATCCATATGTTTCTCAAAAAGATCAGAACCTAAAGGTCCTAAAACATTGGCTGGTAAAAGTTCCGATAAATTTGCAAAGTGATCATTGGGATCTTGGGGATTAATTTGAGAAGGATCAAAATTAACCTCAACACCACCATCCGCTAATTCAGTGACTGCTGGGTTATCTGAAAGTTTTTCAACGCCTTCTACTTCAACATTAATATCTTCGGCTACACGGTTCTCGCCAGGATCCGCATCTAGCTTTTCAATATTAGGTAAAGCTTTTTCTATAGGTGTATATTTTTTATCTTCTGGTTGTTCTGCCATTTTTTAATCCACTGGTTTGTTTTATAACACCATACTTCTTCAAAGGCAATCCTTGAGGTAAAGGTCCTCGAAGAGGGGGTATGGTTTTAGTTAATCTTTTCGGCTTTTTAATAGTCATCTAATCCTTCCTCTTTTGCCATATCCAGTTCCGACTGAAATCTTCCTTCTGCCCAATCAACTTGTTGTTCTCCCTTAGTTAAACCTTCAGTTTTTGTGCCTTTAGCAAACTCTTCCATGCTACGACCATTGCCGCCTAAAATTTCATCTATTGTATTATGAGTCACAATATCCCAATCCATGTCTTCAGGGCTTACCATATAAGGAGCTTCGTCTACCACTTGAAACTCTCCATTAAAGTAAGTAGGTTTTTGTCCAGGTTCTATTTCCAACCAACGCGGGCCTTCATAACTGACTGACCAATTTCCGTCATATTCATTTTTTCCCGTTATAGTGTAATCATCACCGCTTTTGGTAATTTCCATTCCTGGTAAAAAATCATCGGTGCCTTTAAACGTAGAAATCCCATCTCCTTCATAAATAAGTTTAGGTTCAATCTTTTGAATAAAGAGTGGAAACCATTCAGGCATCTCACTTGTTCCTTTAACCATTGGAATTAATCCATCAGTAGCTTTAGTCACCGGACTTATTTTTAAAACTTTATCTAAACCCATAGCTTTCAAAGCTGCGAAGGTTCCCATAGTTCCAGCCATGGTAATAAAATCTCTTCGACTTTGTCCCGAAGCATCTAAATGATCCATGATCCTTTTATTTAAAGTACTTACTTGTTCAGGTGTCTTACCGACGGCCTTTATAAATTGACCCAGCTTTTGAGCTCCGTATAAATATCCTAATGGCATCGATACATCAGCCCCTAATTCAAGAAGTCCTCCTAAAGATACCGGAGCATCGGATGATCCTCTTTTTTTCATATTACCGACTTGTTCATCGATTAAAGAATCGAGTCCCACTTTTTCAGACCAACCCCAACCTGGTGAAACATTTTCAATAAAATCTAAACCTTGTTCTTTCCAACCTGGTCGTGTTGCCACGTCATGAATATACTGACCCGCTGCTCCCGGGAATCGAACAGAAAACTCTGCNGCTTCCATAATTCCTTTTCCTAGTTTAGAACCATAGTAAGGATAATTTCTAACATCGACGATATCTCCTAATCGACCTAATTTATCTTTAACTATATACCCTTCATCGGTTGGAATATTATATTCCATTTGAATTTCTCTTAAGAGTTCTTCGTACGTTTTCTCTTTTGGTTTAGCAGGAGACATACGTGTTCCTTCACGGTACTCGACTCGTGGTACTACACCACCTTGAGCAAATCCCATTTTAATAAGAGGCACACCTTCAGGACCATCAAGAGCAAGATCTAAAAATTTAAGATATTTCTCCCATTGAATGGATTGTCCACTTTTACTATTAAACATACCTTTAGGAGATTCTTCTGCTCCAAAGAAATTAGTTTTCTTACCTAACTTATCCAAGAGTTCTTCTGAAACCCCATCAATTTGAATTCTTAACCCTCTTTGTCTTAACCATTTTTCTAAGCCTTGAATTTTTCTAATTTGGGTTGGATTATTTTTAATATAAGCTTCAAATGAATTAAGAAGGGTATTTACTTTGCTAGCGGTTAAAGCGCGATTACGAAGAAATTGAATATTGAATTTTTCAGTAGATTTTTTAACATTATGATTCACCGAGAAAAACTTTTTAAGATCTTCGGCTAATTTTTCATCTGAACGTTTAACTTGCGTCGGTACTCCGTCTATAAGTTTCCATTGCAGCTCTTTAATGAGTTGAGGTTTATTCTTTTTAACACTGTTAAGACTACGATTTCCTATATCTTGATTAGCATCATATACCCAATTATCTTGAATTTTTACATTGTCCCTTTCAAGCGGACTTAACTTTTTATTAGCATTTTTTATTCGCTCAATAGATATATTTTCATAAATACTTCGATCTACAAGGGGTGGTTCTTGCACGTCCCAGTCAGGAGAAGCTCGAATAACTCGAATGGCTTTTTCAACCATTCTCAAATTAGTATTATAAAGTTTTNCAAGTTCTTCATTAGACAAAGCTGTCTTACCTATTTTTCTTCGCGTACCATGAGTTACTTTTTTAATTAAATTATCTTTGAAGAATTTTTTAGCATCATAGGTTTTACCATCATAAGTAATCGTCTTAGGATAAAAGACTTCAGGATTATCTTTAAAAGGTCCTGCTTCAGAAACCGCTAATCTATTTTCCTTAATAGCTCTTTCTTTTGCATAATCTCTCATTTTCGTTCGATACTCATCACTGGCTTTAGTATCAATAATTTTTTGTTTAGTAATATCTCTAAATTTATACGCCGGTAAAATTTCAATCTCACCTTCATCAAGAAGCTTTCTTATACGTGAAATATTAGGAAGAAATCTATTAAGCTCCGTATAAGAGGGCAAACGATTATATTGTTTTTTAAATGTTTCAGTTACTTCTTTAATTAAATCAATCTTCTCGTAATCTTTCATAACAGGTTGAGTAGAACCTTCTTTAGTTTTTGATTTTCTAAAATTCTCAATTAGTTCGGATATAGCTACATCCTCAACTACTTCCCCTACTGGATCAGGATCTGTTGGTGGTTCTGGCTCTTCTGGTTTAAAACTTGGTTTCCAATCCGTTTGAGTAACTTCTTGAACTCTTTCAACTTCTTCCTCAGGTTTATCTTTGAATACTTCCGATGGCGCTAATTCACCAGGACCTGATAAAAGATTAGAGAGCATGGTATTAAATGTAGTTGGATTCTCTTGTGCCATTTTAGTAGCAGCGGCAGCTGAAATTCCCATGGTCCCCAATAATCTCAAAGCCGTTTGAGAAATTAAAGGAACAGCACCAGCAGCTACATGCTTCTGTCTCACCAATCCCCCAAGATTGAACCGTTGTTCTAGGTTCTGACGTGGAGCATCCAAGTCTATTAAAGTATCTGTGCCGTAATCAATTACTAGTCTTTTAGCCATTAGTATAAATCATATTGGTTAATTAAATCGTTTTGTAAACCGACCAAGCCACCGGTAGCGTAATCTTTTTTACCTGCATCGCCCCAGTCAAAGTCTACCATGAATTCATCAATGTCCACGCCGGCTTCATCAGCCATCTCACCACGGACCCATTGCATTGCCTCATCAGGATGAGTGGCGTCTCCGCTTTTCATCACCTCACGGGCTCGTTGTAGGATACCTATCTCTTGCAAGTTATAACCTTCTTTACCTAAGGTGATATCATCTAACTCTTGATCAAAGTTTTTCATGAGACGAATATTGAGTCTCTCTTTTTTAGGGACATCATCACCCAGATTCCAACCTTTTTTCTTACCCCAAGCTTTTATGTCCTCCACTTTACCACTTGTGGGAAAACCTTTTAAAGCTTCGGTGACCGCTGCAGTCTGCGCTTCGTACTTCTTCTTCTCATCCAATTCTTTAGCTCTAACCTTAACCTTTTCCCAAGCGGCATTCATATCATCTCCCGCTTTTACATCTTGAAGCGTAAAATCTAAATCCTCAGGCGTCATGCTCGTATTTTTAAAATCAGGGAGTTGCATCAATTTATTTTTAAGCATCGCTCGGTGTCTTTCATCGGGCGTACTCTCGATAACTTTAAACTTATCTTTTTTAGCTTTTTTCCCTAGGCCCGCTAATCCTTCTTTGACAATGTCTTTCCCTTCTTGTTTCATTCCAGACTCGTCGAAGAATTTACTTTCGATAACATCGAGATCCACTTCTTCATTGTTTTTATAAGCGGTGTTAAATTTGTAGTCTGATTCTTTTTCAAAGAACTTGCCCGCCTTCTCATCGAAGGTATCCCAAGAGAC